ACTACACTACAAGGTGGACAAAACTTAGGTGAGATAGAAGATATAAAATATTTCCAAAACAAATTATATCGTTCATTAAATGTACCTATTTCTAGAATGGAAGCTGAAAGTGGTTTCAGTCTAGGTCGTTCAACAGAGATTACCAGAGATGAATTAAAATTCACAAAGTTTGTACAAAGACTAAGAAAAAGATTCACACCTATCTTTACTGATATGTTAAAATCTCAACTAATTCTAAAAGGTATTGTTACTTTAGAAGATTGGGATAATATGAAAGAACATATTCAATACGACTTTTTACAAGATGGACATTTTGCTGAACTGAAAAAAGCAGAATTAATGCAAGATAGATTAGATGCATTACAAACTATCGAATCATATATTGGAACATTCTATAGTAAAGAATGGGTGCAAAAAAATGTACTAAATATGACAGATGCAGAAAGAGATAATATGCAAGACCAAATTAATAAAGAAGCAGGACTTGATGTGGATGATGGTGGTATTGATATGCCAGATGCTACTGATGGTATTACAAGATACCCACAAGATGCAACAGGTGGATTCATATCACCTGATGACCTAGAGGGTTCTGATGGTGTAAATAATAAAGGAGAAGATGATGGCGGAAACTAAAGATATAATAGATGCTTTATCTAATGGTGATAACTTAGGTGCTGAACAAGCATTTAAAGATACAATACAAGCAAAAGTAGGTGATGCATTAGAAGTAAAAAGAAAGGAAGTGGCTAATACATTTGTTCAATCAAATAAGGTTGAGGATGATGGCGAAGAAGTTTGAAGAATTTTATATTCCATTCTATGAAAAGGATGAACATAAAAAATCCAAAGAGTATAAAAAACTCAGTCCTAAGATGAAAGGTGCTGTAGATGAAATATTCAAAGTAATGGATGCTAAACCTTCTGATTTCCTAAATACTTTTGAAAAAACTATAAAAGATATAAGTAAGAAGAAAAGGGTTCTTGAAAAAGACCTTCTTTCTTACTTTGAGAAAGAAGTACTATCAATTTAAGGAATAAAATACTATGTCATTTGTAACAACAACATTAAGAGATACAGTAGTAAACGCATCTGGTGCTGGTGGAACGGTCACAGTTAAAGCAATATTTGATAATGATACTGCCGATAACTTAATTCTTGATGCACATGGTTTAGATGGTTTTGCAAATGGAGCAAAATTAAATTTATCAAGAGCATGGTGGGGATTCACACAAGGAACTGCCGCTGCTAATACAGGTGATTGTATCATTAAATTTATTGGTGCATCAGCTAATGTAGTTGCATTACAACTTGCTGGAAGTGGTCACTATGATGGTTCAGCAGGTTTAATTTTAGGAAGTGCTACAAATACAACAGCAACATCATCTGATATAAATGCACAAACAAGAGGAACATCTGGTTTCGTTATATTAGAATTTAAAAAAGATGCTAACTACACATCATAGAGAGAATTATGAATAAAGTAAAACTAATATCAGAATCAATCGCACAAGATGTAGAATACATCACAGAAGAAAAATCAGACGGCAAAAAGAATTACAAGATTAAAGGTATCTTTATGCAAGCTGGAATCAAGAACAAAAATGGTCGTGTATATCCAGAAGAAATACTTCAAAAAGAAGTTGCAAGATACAATAAAGAATTTATCAATGAGAATAGAGCATATGGTGAGTTAGGACACCCAGAAGGTCCTACAATTAACCTAGAAAGAGCCTCTCACATGATTACTGCATTATATCCAGATGGAAAAAACTTTATAGGTGAAGCAAAGATATTGTCTACACCTATGGGTGAAATTGTAAAGACCCTTATGGATGAAGGTGCTAAACTCGGTGTTTCTTCAAGAGGAATGGGTAGTTTAGAACAAAAGAAAGATGGTGCTAGTTATGTTAGAGATGATTTTTATCTCGCAACTGCCGCTGATATCGTTTCAGACCCATCTGCTCCAAGTGCTTTCGTAGAAGGTATTATGGAAGGAAAAGAGTGGGTATGGAATCATGGGGCATTAATGGAAGCCGAATTAGTTGATATGAAGGAAAGAATCAACAAGAAAATTCGGAAGAAACAGACATTGGAAGAATCTTTGGAATTTGCAAAGTTTTTGAAAATGTTATGATGTATAAATAAATGTTAATATAACCGAATTATATTTTTAAAAACAATAGATTCAATTAGGAGATATCCGATGGCAAATGAAATCGAAAAAACTATTGAAGAATTAGAGGCAGAAGTCCTTAGTGAGTTAGAAGAAGCCAATGGTGCTGATGCTCCTAAGAAAGGTGCTGCTAAAGCAGAACCTCAGTTAAAAGCTTCTGATGCTTCAAGTGTAACACCTGGCGGAGAAGTACAAGATATGGGACCTGCCGTAACATCACCTACAGATAAATCTGGACCTGGCACACAAGCTGGTAAGAAAGCAAAAGAAACATCTGGTGATGCTGCTCAGAAGAAAGAAGGTAAAGCAGATTCTATGGACACACCAAATGATGGTCAAAAGAAAGTTGCAAAACCTATCGCTGCTGGTGACCAAGTAGAAATGTCAGATGAACAAGAAGTAATTGCTGAAAAAGAAGAAGTCAAAGAAATGGATAAGATGGAAATGATTAAGGCAATGAAAGACATGGAAACAGAAATGAAAGATATGCCTGTTGAAATGGTCAAAGCTACATATGACAAAATGAAAGAAATGATGTCTAAAGAAATGGCAGATATGTCTGCTGAAGAAAAAGAAAAAGAAGCATTAAAGAAAGAAGCAGTTGAACAAAGAATTAAAGATATTAATGTTCAAGAACATGTTGACGCTTTAATGAGTGGAGAAGGTGACTTATCAGAAGACTTTAAGAAAAAAGCTGCAACAGTTTTTGAATCAGCAGTTAAATCTAAAGTTCGTGACGAAGTTACAAGACTACAAGAAAATTACGAAAACGAAATAGTAGAAGGTATTAAATCTAACAAATCTGAATTAACAGAGAAAGTAGATACATACATGAACTATGTTGTTGAAGAATGGATGAAGGAAAATGAACTTGCAGTAGAAAGAGGTCTTAAAGGTGAAATCGCTGAAGACTTTATTGCTGGTTTAAAACAATTGTTTGAAGACCATTATGTTGACATCCCTGATGAAAAATATGATGTACTACAAGCACAATCCGACAAAATCGCTGAGTTAGAAGAAAAGGTTAATAAATCAATTGAGGAATCAATCGACTTTAAAAAATCTAATGATTCGCTAACTCGTGACAAAGTTATTTCAGAGGTTTCTTCTGATTTAGCTGATACAGAAATTGAAAAGTTTAAAGGACTTACAGAAGATGTTGACTTTGGTAACGAAGAAGATTTCAGAAGTAAACTTGATACTTTAAAAGAAAGTTATTTCCCTAGAACTATTAAGGAAACAACTTCAGATATAGATAATGTAGAAACTGGCCCTGCACAGGACATTGACATAACAGATTCAATGGCTGCATACAGTAAAGCAATTGGAACTGCTGTCAAGGGTGCAACTAAGTAAATATATAAATAGTAGAAATTAAAGGAGAAAACTAAAATGTTTCAAACAGAAAATCTACAAGAAAAGTGGTCGCCGGTCCTTGCACATCCTGATTTACCAAAAATTGATGATGCATATAAAAGGGCAGTAACTACTGTAATTCTTGAAAACCAAGAAAAAGCAATTAAAGAAGACAGAAACTTTCTTTCAGAAGCAGCACCAACAAACTCAACAGGTGCTGATGTTGAAAACTGGGACCCAATCTTAATTTCTTTAGTTAGACGCTCAATGCCTAACTTAATCGCATATGATGTATGTGGTGTACAACCAATGACAGGTCCTACAGGACTTATCTTTGCAATGAGAGCTAGATTCGCATCTATGGATGGTGCTGAAGCACTCGGAGACGAAGCAGATTCTGGATTCAGTAATGATGACGCTGCTGGAGATTTAGGAGTTGGTGACCAAACAGGTACAAACCCATCTACACTTAACGATTCACCATCTGCTGGACAGTACACATCACCAACAGGTATGACTACTGCACAAGGTGAAGCTTTAGGAGATGCATCAGGTAATGCATTTGCTGAAATGGCGTTCAGTATAGAAAAAACAACAGTAACCGCTGTTACTCGTGCTTTAAAAGCTGAGTACACAATGGAACTTGCACAAGACCTTAAAGCAATTCATGGTTTAGATGCAGAAACAGAACTTGC